TCAATTCTTTCTTCTTCGCAAAATTCATCGCTTCCGCTTTCACTTCCGCTTTCACTCATAATTACTGTATTTTCTGATCCAGCATCATTGTCATTTGATTCTGCATTATTTGATGTTTCATCGCAATTATTGCATGATTCGTCTGGTCCGCTATTATCCGACGTGTGCGAAGTTCTTGAAGAACAAGTAGAACCAGATTTAATTGTAGTTGTTTTTGCTTCTGCAATAGAGAAAGTTTCAGAGGCCATGAGATCAACTAATTCAATTGAATTATCTTTTAAATCATCCAACGTTAGATGATTTTCTGTAAATAAATCTTCAAATAAACCATCATCAATAGATTTAATGGATAAATTTGATTTATTGCTTATATTGTGGTCTATTTTAATAGGAACCAATTGTTTTGGTTTGTCTTCATCGTTATATAAGAAACTGTAGTCGTCTACCTGAAAATTAATGTTTTTATTTTTATTAAAAAATTCTGACTTGCAAAGATAATCTAAATCGTCAATAATATTCAATTTAAAATCCTTTTTAATTCCAAGAAAAGACCCATAATAGTCAACGCCATTAACAAAATCATATTTATGAATCAAGGTGCTTGATAGAAATGAAAAGAATCCATCAACGTACGCTGAATTATTGCAATCCAATAATTTTGGATGAACTGTTCCGATGTCCCCATTTGTTGTTAATTTTGGTAAATTAAATAAAGAATTGTCATTAATGTTGTATTTTCCAATCAAGAATTTAAAAGGGTCCAATAATGGAGCCATTTTAAAGAAGACTTGCTTCTTTTTTGTTTTAGACGTTTGCAAATTTTGAATAGAGCAATTATATAAATTTTTATTATCAGAGACGGAGTTTTTAATATCAGTTAAAAACCACTCATGGTTCAAATTAACAGAGTTAAAATTTGTTTCATTCAATAGAAAAAATCTATTGTAAATGGGTACATAATTTTGAATTTCGGAGAGAAAAGTCAAGTTATCCTTTTTGAATAGCTTGAATAACTCGCTGTTCTTTCTCTTCTCGTAGTTGATTTTGAGAGTGTCGTTATCCATTAGCTAAATAATATATTAATAATATTTATTTTTAACTTATTTATAAATCTTTAGTAATTTTGGCTAAACAAATGCGATTTGCATTAACAAAAGTTATATGCGTATTCTACATTGAATGAATTTTCTAAAGTAACAATAACAAGAATATCATGACTTTAGAACTCAAGAAATTTGATATGAAAACAATTAGTTTCAAACCTAATGAATCTAAAGGCCCAGTCGTAGTTTTAATTGGAAGACGTGATACTGGTAAGTCTTTCCTTGTGAGGGATTTATTATATTATCATCAAGATATTCCAATTGGCGTTGTTGTGGCTGGCACTGAAGAAGGTAACGGTTTCTATGGAAAAATGGTCCCAAAATTGTTTATTCATAACGAATACAACACTGCGATCGTTGAGAATATTTTAAAGCGACAAAAATCAGTTTTAAAGCAGATTAAAAAGGAAATGGAGGCATTTAAACGTAGCACAATTGATCCGCGAGCTTTTGTGATTCTTGATGACTGTCTTTATGACGGCACGTGGACTCGTGATAAAATGATGCGTCTTCTTTTCATGAACGGAAGACATTGGAAGATCATGCTTATCATCACAATGCAATATCCTTTAGGCATTCCTCCCACACTGAGAACCAACATAGATTATGTTTTTATTTTGAGAGAACCATACATCGCAAATAGAAAACGCATTTATGAGAATTATGCAGGAATGTTTCCAACTTTTGAGTCTTTTTGTCAGGTCATGGATCAATGCACTGAAAATTATGAGTGCTTAGTAATAAATAATAATGCAAAATCCAATAAATTGCATGAACAAGTGTTTTGGTATAAGGCCGACTCGCACAATGACTTCAAATTAGGGTCAAAAGAGTTCTGGGAACTCAGCAAAGATATCAACTCGGATGAAGAAGATGAGAAATATGACCCAAATAATGCCAAAAAACGCGGAGCAGGTCCTAAAATTAGCGTCAAAAAGACGAAGTGGTAAATAACCCCTTTTTAAAAATCTGCTTATTAAATTTAAAAGCACATTTTTAAAACACAAACCCACCGCGTTGAATGGCATCTTCTATTTGGACTATTTGTTGTTTAAGTATTTCAACTGACCCTAAACCAAATTGTTGCACTTCTTGGGGTAATTCGCCATTATGTGTTTTTGTATAATCTAAAACATACGTCATCATTTCTTCAAACTCTTCTGGATTAACTCCTATTTTTGAAAACTCCTCTTGGTTTTGTTTTACAAAGTCTATTTGTTGCTCTATATTATCAACATTTTTTTTTATTAATTCTGCATTTCCACCCATTTTTCTAGAACGTCTGGAACCGTTTTTTCTTTTTGTAGAACGCTTTTTTGCTGACGTTTTTTTTGTCATTTATATAAAATATATAGATAATATATTTTATATTTGTTTGTTTCTTATTTTTGTTTCTTATTTTTGTTTCTTATTCTTGATACATTTAATCATCCTTTTCTTTCACTACAAAAGGGCCACTCAAAAGCTCGCTTTGACCATTGTCAGTCTTTCCAACAATAATATTCTCACCCTCAAACAACTCTGCGCGAATGTCAGCGGCAGAAATTGAGTCTTGATCCTTCAACAAACGTTCTTGACTATTAATTCCAGAGACGCCAATCAAGTTTCCCTCTTCATCAATACTTTGCGTAAGAGTTGCACCGCTCTTTTCTGCAGCTTTAATATTCTCCTCAATTGCCTTTTTCTTGGTTTCTTTGACTCGTTGCTCAAAAGCAGACTTGGCAAAATTCTCATTCTTGTTCTTCTCTTGCATCAACTGATTAAGCTCTTCCTCCATGTATTCCACGCGCCCAGTTTTGTAAGCTTCAGGATCCCAAGGCATCCACATTCCAATAGGACCAACAAAAACATCGTGATTTGGGTCAACTTCCCTCAACATCTTGCATCGCAATTCGGCCTCCTCCATTGTGGGGTAAGCACCTCTAATCTTAATTCCGCGCGTAGAAGTTTGAAAATTGTGTTTCACATTAAATGCGTTCTCAAGCTCCGTCTCGTTTTGGTCCAAGAAAGTCTTGTAATCATCCTCCATGTTACCCTTTACCAATAATTCTTGTTCGTCATTTAAGAACTCTTTATAATCCTTTGAGACATCATCAAACGATAACTTGTATTTATAACTGACAAAATTTAGAAATTGCATGAACTTTTCCATGCTCTTGGAAAACTCCCACTTCTTTAGGAACTCCTCAAAAAAAAACAATTCCTTTAGCTTAACAATTTTTTCGGGGGAAATAAAAGAAATGCACACAAATTTTTGCCCGGCGATTTGTTTGTCCTCCTCCAACACATCAACATATTTAGGATTAATTGAACCAGCTTCCGTCAACTTTCTCTCAAATCCACAAATTTCCTTTGAAGTTTCTGGTTTTTTTTCCTTTGAATGACCTACCATTTTATTATTTAGTAGTTTTTATTTTAAGTTTTTTATCGCACAATATATTTTTTTCTTATTAATTAATATAGATGTTTGATATCACCGAGCTTGTCAAGAGAGTCATTAAGTATTTAGTGGAAGGTTTGATGGTGGCCATTGCTGCATACGCCATTCCTAAACGTTCATTAAATATTGAGGAGATTGTTTTACTTGCCTTAACTGCTGCTGCCACCTTTAGCATTTTGGACACATACGTCCCAAGCATTGGCGTTACCACGCGTTCTGGTGCTGGTTTTGGCATTGGTGCCAATCTTGTGGGTTTCCCAGGTGGGCTTTAAATTTACCTCAATCACATAGTATAGAACCAATAATATGATAATTTAATTATATCATATTATTTTATATGACGCGAACAAAAAACAGAAAAACTATGAAGATGCGTAGAAGAAATACAAAAAAAAATAGAAAAATGAATAAAAGAGGTGGTGTAGGAGTGTTAACTCCTCCTGGTTCACCAATTCAACAACAAGGTTCACCAAACTTTATTGATATGGATACGCCTGGATCAATGCATTTGAGTGACCTTACTGCCAACATGAACCCTGATTCTGGATTTACGGATGAAGAATCTGGTTTTCAAGGATTAAATTTAACTCAGCAATTTGATGATGCCGATTCAGGTTCATTTAACACAGAGGGCGAAGATTCTATGTCATCAATGGCTAGCGTGGTTCCAGGCCAACAAGGTCATGATGTAGGTTCATTTGGTAGCCTTGGTCATGGAGGAAAAAGACGAAGAGAAAAACGAATGAAAGGAGGAAGAAAAACTAGAAAACATAAAAAACGATCAATGAGAGGCGG